TTCGGGGGCCATTGCATCTTGTCCCGCTTGTACTGCTGCAGGCATGCGCGTCGTTCGCTCGCCTGGTGCTTCTCGCATGGTGCTGCACTCGCCTCAATGGACCCGGCGATGAGGAAACATGCGATCAGGATTCCGATTGCGATTGAGGGTCGGATGATTCCTTCTCCTTGTCAGCTGACACGGCCTGCCACGAACGGATTGCGCCGAGCGCGGCAGTAAGTGCGGCGCTGATGGCCGCGAGGGTGGTGGACGGGTTTCCCTCCACCCAAGTGTCGATGAAAGCCACCATCGTGATCAGCGCGCCAGTCAGGATGGCAATCGTCGACGGTCCTACTTTCGGGATCATTCAGCGTTCTCCTTCTCGGGCGTGTAGTCGGTGGGCTCGGCCGGCGGCGGCTCGATGACCGTGGTACCAGGCGGAATGGTGTCAGGCGCCATCAGGACTCCTTGTAGGTCTTTTTCCACGGGCGGGGCGTGACGCCCTCGTGGGCCTTCGCCCACTTCTCCATCTGCTTGTCGCGGGTCTGCTTTCCGGTGTTGTGAAGCCACGGCCCGAAGGTGTAGCGGCCATAGGTGCCCTTGGGGCCGGCGCGGAAGGCGTAAGGGCTGGAGCGTTCGACCCTGACTGCTTGGGTCCACATTTCGGGATTCGCGGCCGCAAACTTCTTGAGCATGCTGTTGCGGGCCTCGGGCGTCGGCCATCCGCCGTAGAGCTTCACGCGGGTGTCGTCGAATCCGTAGCCGTCCACGGTCGCGGCCGGCCCGGGAGAGCCCACCCCGGGGATCGAGATAACGCGCCAGCCATCCGCCCACGAACGGACGTAGGACCGCACGCCATCGTTCGCATTGCCTTCGACGGTCTGGAAACGATTGCCGGAGAGCAGCGCGTTGATGAATCCGACGTGCTTTCCGTCGATGATGAACAGGTCACCGGGCTTTGTGTTGCGGCTGACGCCCCCATACCAGCCCTTGCGCTGCGCCTTGTCCACCATGACAGCCGTGGAGGGATTCACCACGGTCTTGGCTGCCGCCTTGTATTTCGCATCGGCCTCGCTCTTGGCGATGCAGTAACCGACGAAACAGGCGCACCAGGGGACGCCCTGCAGCCCGTACATGGCCTGACATTCATCCACTATCGGGTCACCGGAGCGGTTTGGCGGGCCTTCCATGCTTCCGAGGTAGCCCAGGGCTTCCCTAAGCGTGTATTGGCCATTGCTGATGCTCATGGGTCTCCCCTAGGTGTTGTTCACGATAGAAACGATGATGCCGGTCACAGCGCCGCCGGCGAGAAGCCAGACCACGCGGGAGGTCGCCGCTGCGCCCTGCAAGCGGGCACGCCAGATTTCGAGGTCGAACACTCGGGCTTCCGCTTTGCCTAGGCGGTGATTGGCTTCACGCTGCAAACGCTCCACGGACGCCACCGCCTCGCGCAGCTCGCGCAGCTCCTGCCGGATTGCTGTCGCATCCTCGGGGGTCACGCGGGATTAGATTTCCACCGGACCATGATTGCGAGCCCAGAACTGGACCGGCTCTCCTGCATTTGCCTGCAGCGTGCGGTTTGTCGCGGCAGCCATTGCGTACCGGATTCGCAAAGTCACGGTGTTTGATGAAATGTCACCGGCTACCAGCTTGTAGAACGCGGAGCCACAGATGCCGTGATACTCGCTTGCGACAGCCCACCAACCCGAAATGCCTTGGGTGTTGGTATAGGCCGCAGATGCTGCGCCATTGTTGGCAAAGGAGTTTGTGACTGTGGCGCTCACGACTGTCACGGCGTCAAATCCGATGTTCACAGCCTGATTCAGCACCTTCATTGAAACGGCCATTTCGACAAGGTCGCCAGCAGCAGCGGCTAGGACAAGGTCACCCGCTGTGCCGATCGTCGTAAGGTTTGACCAGTTTGTTGAGCCAGTCAAACTGATGTTGCCGCCGGTGTAGCGATAGTCCGCGAAATCACCGCGCAACGTGGTGAGGTCGCTCCCTATGTTGTTCATCTGCGCGGCGGTGAGAACATCCCCGGGCGCAAAATCTGTCTTAGGTGTGATCCATGCCATGAGTGCTTCCCCTTAGAACGCCAGAAGGTTGGTGTCCAGAATCCCCAAAAACTCGCTATCAAGCGTGAAGAAGGCTCTGGTGTCGATTGACTCAAAGGTGAACCGGATGCGGTGATCCCCCGGCCTGATTTCATGGGCGATGCCGGAAACGATCAGGGTTTCGGTCACGCTAGACGGTGAGCCGGTCGCAAATGACTTCTGAACCGTGGCCACGTCGGTGAGATCAGCGTCCAACAGCGTTTCCTGCTGGGTGGCATCAAGAGCGGCGAGCTGCACCGAAACGCCGGTGAAGCGCAGTAACGGATCCTTGTGGACGGCCAAAAAGCGGTCAGCCAGGTTCAGCACTTCCGAGGTGGTGCTGTTCAGCAGGTCGAGCTTTGAGTAGTCCAGCGTTTGGTAGCGGGCGATGGAATCGGCGTCGAAGGAATCCTGTACCGCGCCGGCGGGGGACTGCATATGGATGTAGTTGTAAAGCAGCTCGTCGCCAAACTGGTTCAGCAGGGAGGAATAGGGGATCCCGGTCCCATCATCGGTGAACTCAATCATCACCGCAGGATTCAGCAGCCGGAAACGCTCGACAAATGTGAGCGTGCCGAAACGGTCCATGAACAGGAAACCGGCCTCTGATACTTCGATCCGTTGCAGGTACTGGAGCACGTTTGTGCCCTCCGCTACGTCCCATACGCCACCACCGCCGGGAGTGCCGCCCAAGATGCTTTGGCCGGTGTCAAGGTTCCTGCCGCCCTGGTATGACACTTCCGGCAGGGAGAGCACAGCCTCGATTCGCTCGCCGCTGGTCTGCTCCACAGGCGTCCAGGCATTCAGCGTCATCTGCGCCAGAACGGTGAAGGCGTCCGAACAGGCGGCGGTAAGGGTGTTGCCGTTTTCGGTGTAGTAGTAGTCCAGATTCCAGTCGGTGATCGTGCCCTGGTAGATGCTGCAGCCGTTGGCGTAAATCTCGATGGGCTGGCGCGGCTCCACGTAGGGGTAATACGGAGAGCTGGCGTTCAACGGGTCCAGCTGGCGGTTCGGGTCGTAAAACGTGATCTGCGCGGTTCCGGCGTTGAAAGCTTCGGTATTGCGATTGCGCCCCCGGGTGATGCTGATGCTCTGCACCATGTCGGTCACGTCGACCATCTGAATCCCGCCCAGCGTGCCGGTGTCCAGGAGCCCGTAGGTCGCGGAGTTGAGCTGGAAGGGCGTGGCGAATCCGGTGGTCTGCTCAAAGCCAACCAGCACTTGAATGGTGGGCGTACTCATGCGGGCATGAACGCGGGCCCGCTGCGCCGCTGCGCCCTCTGGATGGCCTCGATGATCTGCTGCCCGATCTGGTCGGGCGTGGACACAAGACCGGCTTCCACGTTGATGATCACGTTTCCGAACCCGCTGCCCAAGGGTCCGTTGCCGCGTGTCCTGTTGAGCGGGACCACGGCTTCGGGGCCGGCCTCACCGATCAGCGCCAGGGTCGGGCGATTGACGATTCCGCCGGCGGCGCCACGCGGGATTCCGCCGCCTCCCGATGCGATGATTGACGCGCCTGTGGCGCCGGCGGGCAGGTTCTTTTTCCATGAGCCCAGCAGGTTCAGGAGTTTTTCCATTGCCGTGATTGCCAAAGTTATTGGCGCGAACGCCAGCTTCAGCGAAAGCTTCAAGGCATCAAGCACCGGGCCCGCGTGCTCAGAAATCCAATCCCATGCCTTCTTCATGGCGTTCCAAAACAGGCTGATGGCCGGGACCACGTTGTCGTTGATCCAGCTGGCGACGCCTGACAGGGCGCTTCCGATGCCATTCACGATGTCTCGGAAGGTCTCGCTCTTGTTGTAAGCGATGGCGATTGCGGTCACGAGACCGGCGATGGCCAGCACCACAATGGCGATTGGGTTGGCGCTCATGGCCGCGTTCAGCGCCCATTGGGCAGCCGTCATAAATGCCGATGTCGCTGCCGCAACTTTCATGGCCGCGTTCACGGCGACCACGCCGATGGCCAAGCCGCCCAGGACTGCGATCAGCACCTTGGTCACGGTCTCGTTCTCGCGCATGAAATTGGTGACGTTGCTGAACACGGTGGTCAGGAACTCAATGGCCGGGATCAGCGCCATTGCCAACGTCTTTTGCAGCTCCTCGAACGAACGCTTCCCGCGCTCGAGCTGCCCCTGGGTGGTCTCG